TGAGTGATACGATAAATGAACCTCTGCTTTATAGCTATATTCTTATAAATAAACCCAGACATCACATAAAGAAATATCTTGTCAATTTTACTCGACACGGGAAAACAAGATCTAAGCAGGCAAAAGGCCGCAACCATAACAGGCTCAAGCACAGTGGAGTCAAACTTATTCCAGTCCAGTTCTAGTACTTGGTTGCCAGGAGCAGTAAAATCTCTAATACGCCCCCAGCCCCCCAAAGTGGTGTCATGACCCATAAAACACTCCTTACTAGGATCACATAGGACTACCCTCTTAAATTCTTTGTAAAGTGGCGTCGCCAGCACTCCCGAGATAATAGACCTAGGTCCCTCAGGCATTAACACAATTCGTGACTCAGGTGCTTTTCCCTTCGACATATCCTGACGTCGTGCCCTGCCGCCAACGGCCCAGACGCTAAGATCACATATGCCATTTCTGGAAGTCACTATCTTGTCCCAAATCCGTCGTGCAGTCTCAACCATTCCACCATAAGCCTTTTCCTTGGTACCCCCAAACACCTGTGACGTAAAAGTTCCGGGAAATGCAATCTTATTCATGGTAACACCCCAGAGCCAGCTTTTAGAGATGTCACAATTGATTTCAGGAAAACCAAATTTGTCATATCTCTTAAAACTACTCTCCAGAAGCGCTTCCACTGTTAACACATTCTTAATGGCGGGCTCTTGAGCCATATCCACTAGAAGTGTGCGATTGGTCGCCCATCCCCCCTCAATCAGGGTGTAACGTGAATAGTTTCCTAGAAGCTCGATACGACTACTCAGAACGGGATCTCCTCTTAGCTCAGGAGAATTAAGGAAACCATCATACCATCCTAGTGGCTCACGCACTTTCTGTGGCCTACCACCAATCGGGAAGGGAGTAAGTCCCACCCACTTACATTTTGATGTAATAGGGAGTGGAAGCATTCTCCTCTCCTGTTGGCTAAGTGCTCTCTTGTACGTAAACGGCCTAGGAAGATAATTAGTCTCCTTCTCAATCACAACGCCTAGATCTTTGTTTAGAGCCTTCTCAATAGTAATCTTCTTTACCTCATCAGATAAATCATATTCCTCCCGAGACCTTCCAAACATGTCAGCCAGCGGTTTCCGCTCTTGCCAAGCTTTCCTCCGTTTCTCCAGAAGTGAAATCTTATCCGCAGAGTTTTCAGAGAGCGCAGTTGTCTGAGCCTTCCAATCCCTGCGGACAAGATTCCACAACAGGAGCAGTCGTCTTGCTTTCTTATACTTCTCAGATAATTTTATCTCAGAAGCTCCCGAAAGTCTCCATACATAAAAGGATCTTTAAACTTCCCCTCAGATAGGTCCTTCAGAAGCTTC